CTTCCTAGACGTGAAGGTGGTAGAGGAACTGAGATTACAACTCTACCAGGTGGACAAAATCTTGGAGAAATTACCGATATCAACTACTTCCAAAAGAAGTTGTATAGATCACTCAATGTACCTGAAACTAGAATTCAAGGAGAAACTGGTTTCTCAATGGGTCGTTCATCAGAGATTCTAAGAGATGAGATTAAGTTTTCCAAGTTTGTTGGAAGAATGAGAAAGAGATTCTCAGATATGTTTAGCGACATGCTGAGAACACAGTTAATTCTTAAAAATATCATTACTCCTGAAGATTGGGAAGTAATGTCTGATCATATTCAATATGACTTCTTATACGACAACCATTTTGCTGAACTCAAAGAAGCAGAACTTACTACGGAAAGAGTCAATCTTGCTCAGTTAGTTGAACCATATGTTGGTAAGTACTACTCTAACGATTATGTTAGAAGAAATATTTTACGTCAAAGCGATCAAGAAATTGAAGAGCAGGATAAACTGATTGAGAAAGAAATCGAAAGTGGTTTGATTCCTGATCCAGCATCTATGGATATTGATCCTGCTACAGGACAACCAATGGCACCAGTTCCTGGAGATACTTCTGGAGGTGTTATGGGATCTACCCCTCAAGCACCAGAGATTGATGAGAAGAAATTTGAAACACCTACTGGTGGAGAAATCTAAATACATAATAAATCATTATTTTAAACATGGAAGAACTAGTAGATTTGCTTGCTGCTGACGAGTCACCAGCACAAGTAAGTGATAAAATCAAAGATATTTTATTTGCTAAGTCGGCAGAAAAAATATCAGACTTGAGACCTCAAGTGGCTGCTTCTGTTTTTGACGATCCAAGATTAGAAACAGAGGAAGATTCCGACGAATCTGAAGAATAATAAATAACATTAATAAGTCGTCTACTTTATAATAATGTCTGCTTTAACTCCAGTAGGAATTTCGCAATCAATTTCATCTTCTACAAGTTCAACTGCTGTAACTTTACCTATCAGTCAAAAAACTGATACTATCAGGGTAGTTGCTGAAGGTGTAGGAGTTCATGTTGCTATTGGAGTGACTCCTACGGCAACTAATTCAAACTTTTATGTTCCTTCGACTGGACCAGAAGAAATTGCTATTGGAAGACCAGCATCGCAAAGAGTTGTTGGTATCACTACGGGTGTTACCACGATTATTGATTTTCCAGAAGGGACAGGTTCTCCTTTTTCTGTAGGTGATGCAGTAACACTTACATCAGGAACTCAAATCGCTCAACCATATTACAACTTTACTCACAAAGTTGTAACGGCGATTAACACTGGTAATATTCAATCTGGTGGATATTATAATACCAGAATTACTGTTAATAATGATTCTTCAGGAATAGTTACTGCTTTCAATTCAGATAATTACACTGAACTTAGAAAATCAATATCAGTTGCTGTCAAAGCACAAACCGGCACTGGTGTAGCATACGTCCAACAAGTACAGCAATCTTAAGAACAATGAAACTTATTAGAGAAGAAATCGAATCAGTAGATTTTATCGTTGAAGAACGCAACGGTAAGAAAAATATGTTCATTGAAGGTATCTTTCTTCAAGGTGAGATGCAGAACAGGAATGGAAGAATGTATCCTATGTCTGTCCTGAGAAAGGAAGTTCAAAGATACAATGAAAATCATATCCAATCAGGTAGAGCACTTGGAGAACTTGGACATCCAGATGGTCCAACTGTTAATTTGGATCGCGTTAGTCACAAAATCGTTTCACTTAAAGAAAACGGAACTAACTTTATTGGTAAAGCAAAGATCCTTTCGACTCCAATGGGTAAGATTGCAGAATCTCTCATTGGAGAAGGAGTTAAACTTGGTGTTTCTTCTAGAGGAATTGGATCCTTAAAAGCAACAAGAGAAGGTGTAAATGTTGTTGGTGACGACTTCATGCTTTCCACTGCTGCAGATATTGTTGCTGATCCTTCTGCTCCTGATGCTTTCGTTGAAGGTATTATGGAAGGAAAAGATTGGGTATGGGATGGTGGTATTCTTCGTGAAAGATCAGCCGCCAAAACATATAAACAGATCAATACTTTAGTTGATCAAGGTCAACTGGATGAGCAGAAACTGAATCTGTTCAATAATTTCCTTAGTAACCTGTAAGGTTACTAAATTATAAATAAATATAGATTAAATAAGGTTAATCGGAGTAAGTTCAAATGTCTCGTGGAGATTTACAAGAAATGGAGCAATCTAAAACTGCTGTGAACGCGAACGCTAAAGCTGGTGATTCTATGCCTAAATTGGCTGATCCAGGCACACAACTAGCGTCTGTTGAAGATCTCGGTGGTCCTACCCCAGAGAACTACAAGCCTGATGATGATTCAGCAAAACTTAAAGAACCCAAGATTAAGACCGTCAAAGACGTTGTTAATCGTGGTGCTAAGTCTGCTGATGCAATGGCAAAAATGTCCAAAGAAGAAACTGAAGTCGAAGAAGAGGTCCTTGAAGAGGATCAAGTTGATGAGACTGAAGAAGTCATCGAAGAGGAGTCCTCTGAAGATGATGGTATTGATATCGATGAAGATGTCAATGCTCTTCTTGGAGGCGAAGAACTCTCCGAAGAGTTTAGAGAGAAAGCAAAGGTTATCTTTGAAGCCGCTCTTAACTCTAAAGTGAAAGAAATCCAGGCAGTTCTGGAAGAACGTTATGATCAAGCATTACAAGAAGAAAAAGAAGGTCTTAAGGAATCACTAACTGAAAGAGTTGATTCTTATCTTGAGTACGTCTGCGAAGAGTGGATGACCGAGAATGCACTTGCTGTAGAAGCAGGTCTTAAGACTGATATGACCGAATCATTCCTTGCCGGAATGAAGGGTCTTTTTGAAGAACATTATGTAACAATCCCTGAAGAAAAATATGATGTGCTGGAAAGCATGGTAGACAAACTTGATGAAATGGAGACCAAGCTCAACGAGCAGATCGATAAGAATATTTCCCTAAACAAGCGTCTCGCAGAGTCGGTTGCCGATGGTATCTTAGATCAAATTTCTGAAGGTCTTGCAGAGACCCAGAAAGAGAAGCTCGCTTCACTTGCCGAAAGTGTTGAGTTTGAAAGTGAAGAAGAATATCGTGGGAAGCTGGAAACCCTTAAGGAGTCATATTTCTCCTCAACATCAACTTCAGCCCCCCAAGCATCCCAACAAACCCTTTCTGAGGGAGTAGATACTACGGATGCACCTGCTAAAGCAGGTATGGATCAGTATCTTAAAGCACTGGGTGCTTTTAATAAGTGAACACAAAATTGATTCAAACAAACCACTAAAAATTTTTAAAAGAGGTAAAGCAAATGTTCCAATCTGAACATCTGCAGGAAAAGTGGAGTCCCCTTCTCGATTATGAGGGTCTTGATCCAATCAAAGACTCTCATCGTAGATCGGTAACCGCCGTCCTGCTCGAAAACCAAGAAAAGTTCCTTAAAGAGGAAGCAGCATTTAGTCAGGGCATTAACCTGATGGAAACCCCCACCAACGCAGCTAATGCTGCTGGTGCTTCAGGTGGTTTTGGTGCTAATGCAACCGCTGCTGGCCCTGTTGCTGGTTTCGACCCTGTTCTGATCTCCTTGATCAGACGCGCAATGCCTAACCTGGTCGCATATGACCTTGCTGGCGTTCAACCGATGAACGGTCCTACTGGACTGATCTTCGCAATGCGTTCCCGCTACAACAATCAGAGCGGTAACGAGACATTCTTCGATGAAGTCGATACCGCATTCTCCGGTCAGGACGACGGTTTCAACCTGGAATCAGGTTTTGCCGATGGCCCTGTCGGTCTTGGTACTACTTCACAAGGTTCAGGCGGTAATCCTTCCGTTCTTAACCCCGTTGGTACTGCAACCACCAACCCCTCACCATACAACGTTGGTGAAGGTATGGTTACTGGTGACTCTGAGAACCTGGGATCAGGTACTGGAGATCACTTCAACCAGATGGCATTCTCTATCGAGAAAGTCACTGTAACCGCTAAGTCCAGAGCTCTGAAAGCAGAGTACTCTTTGGAACTGGCACAAGACCTTAAGGCAATCCACGGTCTTAACGCTGAAGCAGAACTTGCTAACATCCTCTCTACTGAAATCCTTGCGGAAATCAACAGAGAAGTTATCAGAACCATCTACAAGGTTGCTGAACAGGGTGCTGTTTCTAACACCGCTACTCAAGGCGTATTTGACCTCGACGTTGACTCCAACGGTCGCTGGTCTGTTGAGAAGTTCAAAGGTCTTCTTTTCCAAATCGAAAGAGACGCCAACGCGATTGCCCAGCGCACTCGTAGAGGGAAGGGCAACATGGTTCTGTGTTCCGCAGACGTTGCTTCCGCTCTGACCATGGCAGGAATCCTGGATTACACCCCTGCTCTGAACTCCAACCTTAATGTTGACGACACCGGCAATACTTTCGCTGGTACAATCAATGGCAAGTTCCGCGTATACATCGACCCATACGCTGCAAACCTGACCAGTGGCAATGCTGCTTCTGCTTCCGGTAACCAGTATTACGTCGTTGGTTATAAGGGTTCTTCTCCTTATGACGCTGGACTGTTCTATTGTCCTTATGTTCCTCTCCAGATGGTTCGCGCCGTTGGTGAGAACACCTTCCAGCCCAAAATTGGCTTTAAGACTCGTTACGGACTCGTAGCGAACCCCTTTGCCGAAGGTACAACTCAGGGTCTTGGCAGACTTCGTATTAACTCTAACCGTTACTACAGAAGAGTTGCTGTTAAGAACCTTATGTGATCCATTAGGATACACAACACTGGGACCCCCATTGTGGGGTCCTTTTTTTATGGTAATAGATAAATAACTAAAAAGATTATGGCAGGTCAATCACGAAAACTTGGAACTGCTGCTCAAGTAAGAACTAGGCA